GGGGCGATATCGGCAACGGGTACCATCCGGCAGTTGTTTCCCCAGACCAGCTTTCCTGGTGGTATAGCCGATAGCGACTTCAGGACAGCCAATGGTCTACAAGATATCGTTCTTGGTGAGCAAAAAGACCGCAAGTATTACTGGGTCACGCAAGGCGACATAACTCTTGTAGACGGCGTAGCGACTCAAGGTTTTACTAATACCGCAATGGCTGTTGAGGATGTTGACGCTAAAGACGCTGACGGCAATCAGTTGTATGTGCAAGTCTATGACCCAGATGAAGGCGATGATGGGGCAATGGTAGATACTAGCGAGAAGCTAATCACCCGTGGCTTGAAGTACAACTTTAAGAACCAGATCAAGTCTCAAGCTAACAGCGCACTAGCTGGTACAGATTGGATGGTTATACGTCTTGCAGAGCGTTCTGTGGCTATACCAGACGCAACCGTTACCTATCGTGCAGCAGTCGTAACAGAGTGCGCTAGATTAGAAACAGCGATAGCTGGTGCAGCAAACGTAGATGCGTTGCAAGCAGTCATGCAAGCACAGAACTGGCCTGAGTCTACCTGATGAAAGGGCTAGACAAGCATGAAGCGGAATGCGCCTTGAGGTTTAAGAGCATTGAAGAACGCCTAGAGCGAGGATCTTCCAGGATGGTTAGGCTAGAGGCTTTAATATGGGCTATGTATCCATTCATGTTGGGTGCTGTATTCCTGTCTAAAGACCTCTAATGATTGGAGAAGTTGTTGCTGTACTTAGTGCTTTAAAAGCACTTAACGATGGCATAGCTACTGTTAAAGAAGGGAAGGGCAATTTAGACACTATATTAGGAAGCTGGGCAGAGGCAGACGAAAAATATAACTCTGTAGAAAAAGCTAAAGCTGGGGCCATGAGCTACAAAGAAGCTCTGAAAATGGAGTCAGCAAAAAGACAGTTAGCCAATTTTGACCAACAATTAAAAGATATCTGCATGATGCAGGGACAGTTTGACCTGTATACGAGCATCAAAAAAAGAATGGAGGAAAGCAGGTACGCTCACGAAAAAGAACTACGGATTATTAAAAGACGTAGGATTGAGTTCAAAAAAACAATGAAGCTAATAGGCACTGTTATTTTTGCTTGGGTTTGTTTTATGGCTTTCTTGGTAGCGGGAATATGGATGTATCGGCAACCATGATCATAGCATTCCTGCTGGTAGTGGTAGTGAATGGAGCAGTAGTCACCTCTGAAGAGATGTTGTTTAAAGACATTTACAGGTGCAACAAGTTTGCCAATGCCGTAGAAAGAGGGGAGTCATCTTCAGATAGACAGCCTTATAAATGGCAGGAAAACATCAGCGCATATTGTGTGCCTAAGATGGTTGATGAAGAAACAGAGATATTCGAGTAATTACGGGTAAGTTGGCTCCCATTAAAAGCCAGCACGTTAGAGGTAGAACCTAATGGAAAAAGTAACAGAAGCTGCAATAGAAGTGTTATCGAGTAAAATTACGAAGGACATTGAATCGTCAGATGCTTTACGATTTACGCAAGCCGCACTAAATTTAGCTCATGTGCTGGCAGTAATTAGTAATATAGAAAAATAAAGGGTGGGGGTTTCGGCCCCTATTATAAGGAGCGTATGAAATACTTACTTTTAATTAGCTTAGTTATGCTATCTGGCTGCTCATCTATTCAAATATGTGGTGAACGCACTTATGAGTTTGAAGTCCCATCAACCATTCCTTTTATTAGCGGAGCTTTTAAAATAAAACGTAGCTCAGACCATGTAGATTGTCAGAGAGATCCTGACGATAGGGCTGTTAAGAATGACTAGCCATCAAGAACTAAGTGTTTTATGCGGTCAGGTATACCGTAAGTCTACGTTTGAAGAAGCAAACATAGAGACTCTTGTCGCTAAAGGTGATGACGGAGCAACTGTCTTTGTTTTCAGAGGCACAGATGAGCCTAAAGACGCGCTTAGAGACATGAGAATACTTCCTCTCTGGACTAGAGAGTTAGGCTGGTGTCCCGCAGGATTCCTGAAAGCATCCAGGCGGTTAGTCAACAAGGTTACTTCTACCTGCCTAGAACAAGATATTGACCATAAGAACATAGAGTTGTCAGGTCATAGCTTGGGTGGAGCAGTAGCGTTAATTGTTGGTGCGCTAATGACTAGGGACGAGATTCCACCTTCTCAGATAGTTACCTTTGGTGCGCCTAGATGCGGCAGGTTAAAGATACTCGATAATGTGAGCGTTACTCAGTACAGAAACGGCAAGGACATTGTCCCACTGGTTCCTCCTTTGATGCGTAGGCACAACAAGCTAGTAGAGATAGGGGAGCCAAAGAGCCTAATTAAAGACCACTTTGTGCTGAATTACGTCAAAATGGAAAAGCAAAATGAGTCCTAAGAAGCTAGAACCAAATTCTAGTTATGAGCGGTATGACACTGATGGTGATGGCATTGTCAGCGATGAGGAAATAGAGTCCTCAGAAAGGCTACAACAGCTAGAGGTCATGCATGAAAAAGCAGATGCACAGAGAAATATGTGCTGGTTAGCCTTACTTGGCATGTTGCTATACCCCTCTTTAGTCGTAATATGTGGGATGATGGGTTTAGATAAAGCGGCTGATATACTAGGCGCAATGAGCAGTATCTACTATGTCAGTGTTGCAGGATTAGTGAGCGTTTGGTTCTCTACTCTTGCTTGGTCTAAAAAGAATGGGAATGGCAGCTAATGACTGTAGACGTTAAAGAGTTATACGAAGAGATTAGCAAAGACGAAGGAAAGGTTCTTCACGCTTATCTTTGTAGTGAACTACACGCAACTATCGGAATCGGTCACAAAATCCTAGGCACTGACCCTGAGAAAGACCTAGATATATTCGGTGTTAATTGGGAGCAGGTTCCTGATGACCAACGCATTTCAGAGAATAGGTGCTACGTTCTCTTCCAAGAAGACGTTCAGATAGCTATAAACGGCTGCATGGGTATCTACAATAACTGGGAAGACCTGCCTCAAGAGATGCAGCATGTCCTTGTTAATATGTGCTTCCAACTAGGAAAGAGAGGTCTAGGCAACTTCAAGAACATGAAAGCAGCAATAGAGGACAAGAACTTTACTCTAGCAGCGGTAGAAATGATGGATTCCCGCTGGGCTGAAGACCAGACACCTCAGAGAGCTAAAAGACTTGCAGACAGGGTAGTGTCTGTTTCTAGGAAGGAGAATGCTTAATGTCACGCCAAGACTTTAACGCAATAGATGATGAAATTATAAATGGCCCTAGCGTTAGACCTGATTTAACTGCAAGAGATAAAGCTTTTTTTAAAGAGGCTGGCTCAGTTATTAACGAGTCTTTAAGAGATATTGTTCGTGGTTGGGGCAAAGGAATTCTGTCGGGAAGTTTCAGCCTTGAAGATGCTCCAGAATGGATTCAAGGGAATGTTCAAAATTACGTTAATTATTTTACACCTAAAGGTCAGTTTGGTGATCGTTACGATGGTAAGGAGTTTACTAAAGCAAACTACAACACTATTCAGTCTGGCGGTGGTGATCCCAACAATGACGGAGTTGTAACTGATGAAGAATGGACTAACTGGATGCTGGGCAAAGGCCCAACACCTGGATACGAAGAAGCTTATGAAAGAAAGCTTAGAGAAGTAGCTGACCAAGGAGATCTTTCTCAAACAACCATTCAAAGCATTGATGATCTGTTAAGCGGAGATTCTGACTTAAATGGAGATGGCGATTTGTTTCCGCTTCCAGAAGAAGCACCGATAGAAGAAACGCCTCTTCCAGAGGAACTCCCTCCTCCCGCTTCTTTAACGCCTAAAGACTATTTATCTGAAGTACAGAATTCGTTTGCAGCAATGAGCGAAGAAGATCAAGCAGCGATATTTAAAGGCACTTCTACTGGAACGCCTATAGAGCAAGCTCTTTATGACCAATTGTTAAATAACGTATTTGCAAAAGGGGGCATAGGTTTTGAGATTGATCCTAATGACGGAACTAGTCTTCTTCTCAAGATCCCTGTAGGTATACCGTCTATTGGCGGCCCTATGAGGATTAAGATTCTTAACGAAGACGGAAGCTTAGTGCCACTGCCTGATGTATTAGGAGAAGCTAAAAATAAAGTAGCTCAAGCAGGTAAAGACATTCTTGCTATCCCAGGACAAATTCTTGACGAAGCTAGAGGAGCCTTGGGTGATCTAAAGGATCTTGGTGGAGTAGTAGCAGGAACATCGAAAAAAACATTGACAGAAGTGCTTGGAGAAATATTCTCTGGCGTTCTTGTTGAAGGATCTGACACTCTTCCTAAAACTGGATGGATGGGTCAAGGCATTTTAGGAGATATATACGATATCTTTTTGAAAGAAGTAGATGATTGGAAGTCAGGAGGAGATCCTAGCAAGTTTGGTGGAGATCCCTTCCCTGTAGCTCCTGTTGATGATGGGTTACCTGTTGGTGATGCTCCACCTCCAGGGCCGTCATCAGATACTCCACTGCCAGAAAGTCCTTTTGGAGAAAAGCCTCCAGAAGTGGATCCTGATCTTAATCTTGATCCTGAGCTTGAACCTGAACTAGAACCTGAACTAGGGCCAGAACTAGAACCAGAACTTGAACCTGACCTTGATCCTAGTTTAGATCCTGACCTTGATCCTGATCCAGGCAAAAATCCAGACGATGATCCTAAAGATGATGATCCTAAAGACGATGATCCAAAGGATGATGATCCAAAGGATGATGATCCAAAGGATGATGAGAAACCAGATGAGAAGCCAGGTGAAAACCCAGTAATAATTGATACTACGCCCCCTCCTGAAACTTTAGTTGGAGATGGAGGAGAAACTGTAGATGATCCGCCAGAAGAAAGCGGTGGTGGCGGTGGCGGTGGTGGTGCTGGAGGTATGTTTGAACCATACTCAGGTGCAATAAACTATGGATTGCCACAGTTTCAAGCAGTACCTTATAATTTAAAGAAGGATTACAACGCCTCTCTTGACCGTATTATGCAAGAAAGCCTGTTTGGTAATTTTAACTAGGCTTAAATGATTATTTTAAAGGAATGATCTAATGACGTATTTAGATTTAGTAAACAACGTATTGAGAAGATTGAGAGAGACAGAGGTATCTACTGTCCCTGCTAATTCATACAGCAAGCTAATTGGTGATCTGGTTAATGACGCTAAAGACCTTGTAGAGAATGCGTGGGATTGGTCTGCATTAAGGACTTTGATAACGATTACAACGTCCTCTGGTGACCACACTTACCCTTTGTCAGGATCTCAGCACAAGATTAAAGAGTTTTTAGTTATTAACGATACGTCAAACCTAACAATGCAGTATAAGTCAAACAACTGGTTTGAAGAGCAGTTCTTATTACAAACGCCTTTGAGTGGATCACCGCAATACTACACTTACAACGGTGCTGACTCTAACGGAGACATGATACTAGAGGTCTATCCAAAGCCTGATGGGGTTTACTCAATAAAGTTTAAAGCAGCAAAGCGTAATGCAGCCTTGAGCGGTGACGCAGATGTCTTAAAGATACCGGAAGTCCCTGTTTTACATCTTGCCGTAGCTTTTGCCTCAAGAGAAAGAGGTGAGACAGGCGGTACGTCTACTGCTGAATACTTCCAGATGGCTAACAAATACTTGTCAGATGCAATAGCGCAAGACGCTGGCAGACATCCAGAAGAAACAATCTTCTACACTTGTTGAGAAGCTAATGGCCCAAGAACTAACAAGCATCAATCTGGTAGCACCAGCCTTTAAGGGGATTAACACTGAAGACTCTCCTTTGGCTCAAGACCCGTCTTTTGCTGAAGTAGCAGACAACGCTGTTATAGATCAGCGTGGACGAATTGCTGCGCGTAAAGGTCTGAGTGTTATTACTACAAACAAGACTGTACTGGGGTCTGGCAAGATACGAGCGATTAAAGAATTTAAGAACAACGCTGGTACAACCAAGGTTTTTTCTGTTGGCAACAACAAGATCATCAGTGGCACAACTACTTTGGTGGACGAGACTCCTGGCAGCTATACGATTAATGCTGACAACTGGAAGATGGTTAACTTTAACGACAGCATCTACTTCTTTCAGAGAGGGTTTGAGCCGTTAATCTACAACACAATTGCTGCTGACGTTTCTAGCGGAGTTGCAAGCGATGTAAAAAAATTAACTGATGCAAACGGTGACGCAGGCGTTGCAACAACTATGTACGGTAACGAAGTCTTAGCAGCTTACGGAAGACTTTGGACAGCAGACTTTACTGGCGATAAATCTACTATTTACTGGTCTGACCTCTTGTCTGGGCATAAATGGAGTGGTGGAAGCTCTGGCAATATTGATATTGCTAAGGTTTGGCCTGACGGTTATGACGAGATTGTGGCTTTATCTGCTCACAACAATCATCTAATTATTTTTGGCAAGCGTAGTATTGTTGTTTACTCAGGTGCTGACAATCCAGCATCGATGGCTCTTGCCGATACTGTTGCTGGCGTAGGTTGCGTAGACAGAGACACAGTACAAGCTACTGGTACAGACGTTTTATTCTTGTCGCAAACAGGTCTAAAGAGCTTTGGTAGAACAATCCAAGAAAAGTCGATGCCCATTAGCAGCTTGTCTGGGACAATCACTAAAGACATCATTGCTACGTTAACAACTGAAACAGAGTCATTCAGGTCTGTATATCATCCAGAAGAAAACTTTTACCTGTTAACCTTTGTTGGCCGTGATGTGACGTTTTGCTTTGATGTCAGAGGCACGCTGGATAACGGGTCTTACAGGGCGACTAGATGGCCTGGGACAGGATTTACGTCTTACGTTAGGCAGGATAACGGAACACTTTTAATTGGTAGTGTAAACGGCATAGGTAAGTATTCAGGCTTCCAAGACAACAGCGGATCGTACCGCTTTCAATACACAAGTCCTGAGTTGTCATTCGGAGATCCTGCCAAGCTCAAGTTCTTGAAGAAGATAAGACCGACTATCTTTGGTGGAGAGAACTCCAATATATTCTTTAGATGGGCGTATGATTTTAATTCATCTTCTGCTTCTGCAACAATAACACTGACTAGTAACGCTACATCTGAATACAACGTAGCTAAATTTAACGTAGGTCAGTTTACTTCTGGGCAGTTCCTCTCTCGTAATAACGTCAATACGACAGGCAGCGGGGGAACATTATCTATCAACATGGAATCTGACATTAACGGTAAAGAAATGTCATTACAGGAAATCAACGTGCTTGCGTTATTAGGTAGAACAATATGAAACATTATATGGAAACAACATTGTCCAGCGTAATTAACGGAGGGACTTACTAATGACATTATTAGATGGCTTATTAGGAGAAGGCGGCACTGAGGCTTTGTTAGGCATAGGCGGCACTGCTGCTGGATTTAAATTAGCAGAAAAAGGCTATGACGAATTAGGCGATATTGGTGAAAGAGCTTTTAGAGAGTTTTCTGGTGGAGGCTCTTATTTAGATAGTGCTGGAAATACTGTTGGGCCAACTACTGGTTTAGCAAAAGAGCTTGAAGAAAGACTACAGTTTCAGCCATACACTGTTACCACTGCTACTGGCAGCGACTTTGGCATGATGCGCCAAGATGACACTACTTTAGATGACGGCACAGTAGTTCCTGGT